GTCGTTCACGACTCTGCAAAAATTGCAGGTGTACGGATCGCTCGAACCTCTAAAGGTCTGCCGCGGTGGATCCCTGTTCTTTTCCGAATCCGGATAAGAGCGGGAGATCCAGTTGCAATTAGATTAACCCTGACATTAATTAATGTCTATCGGGTAATCTCATTCCCGGGAACCTTGAAATTAGGAACTATAACGGATAACTACATAGGTACAGACTCCCTATATAGGTACCTGCAAGGGGTAATGCCCTTGTTTGTGTCGTTATTCGTCCGAAATCGAGGTTTCTCTCCCGAGGTCTTGGATGTATTAATCCAGAAAGGTGCCCAAAGGCTCCCTTTCTCTTTATTTAAAGGAGGTCCCGGTGTTAAGGGATGGTTGGGCGAGTGGAATACACACCCACTGATTTTGCTTAAAGCTTTTCTAAAGCTTTCAAAATCGCGGACTCTTTACGAGTCATGGCTTGGAATTGTGGAAGGCTTCAAGTTTGATAAACTTCTTGACTTCCGCGATTGCTTTATCGCAATCAAAGATTCTTTAAGCCGGCTACCGGCCTTGGAACCCGGTGGACGTCGTCCAAAATTACAATTACCGCCAGTCCTTGGTAAATTAAAAACCAAGGATGAGCCTGCTGGTAAGATTAGAGTGTTTGCCATGGTTGATGCTTGGACTCAATGAGCCCTGGCTCCCTTCCATGACGCAATCTTTGCCATCCTCCGAGGGATTCGGATGGATGGTACCTTTGATCAGTTGGCCCCTCTGCCTTTTGTTAAGGCAGTTAAAGGGCTCTGATCTCTGGATCTTTCAGCAGCTACTGATCGACTACCTCTACGACTTCAGAAACAGCTTTTTGGGCTGATCTTTGGTCATGAGTTTGCCGGTCATTGAGCTCATTTGCTGACGGGGAGATCCTACCGAATTAATTTCGGTAAGAAGTCCCATGCGGATTTAAAGTACTCCGTTGGTCAACCAATGGGTGCTTTATCTTCATGGGCTTCTTTGGCAATCTTCCACCACTTTGTTGTTCAGGCTGCCGCATGGCGGGCAGGCTTCCCTCAGTGGAAACTGTACACTAATTACGCCATTCTAGGCGATGATATAGTGATTGGGAATGATACTGTCATGAGACAGTACCTCCTAATTCTGGATTCTTTGGGAGTGAAATGTGGTTTACACAAATCGCTTCTATCTCACCGGGGTTGAGCAATGGAATTCGCTAAGAAGACCATTGTTAAAGGTGTGGATGTTTCTCCGGTCGCCTTCAAGGAGTTCAAGGCGGCTACGGGAAACATTGGGGCATTCATCGAGTTACAATCCAAAACTCGCGTGCCCCTTCATCGCGCCCTTTCGGCTTTCGGTGTGGGCTGGAAAGTACGATCTTGGTTGAATAAACCAATCGGAAAACTCTCAGCCAGAATTCGGCTATTAATATTAGCCCTTAACACACCTAGAACACAGGAGGACATCAAACCGTTCTTCCTATTAGGACAGGCTCCTGTCGCCCGCTATGCGGAGCAGACTAGAGCTATCTTAGGGGAGATTATAGTCTCTGAGGCTCGTTCGATCCTCAAACGGATCAACGAGGCCCAACAGGCTATCGGCTCTCTTGGTGATCCATCACCGTGGGCGAAACGTATTGCAGACTCAGTTGTTTCTGAGTTGAATATACAAATTAGTGATGCTCGAGAACACTCTCTTAATTGAGAGGGCATGTTTAGCAACCTTGCCGATACTTTTGGTACCGGTCAGGCTGTTCTAATGCCTCAAGAAGCGGAACTTACGTCCCCCTTCGAGATGTTCTATGAACTTGTCGACGTAAAGATGCAGGAGATTATTAATTTCCTGCGTCTTGGTAAACCAGGGTCATATTCTCCAGCGGATATAGCTTCCATCAATGAGCCTCTTTCGGCTCTTGAGCGGGAGTTTAAATCGCTGAATATTCCTCTTTTCGAGGTGAATATGGATGCTTTAAATGAGCCGGGGGCTCTTGATGATATATTCTCGGGGCTCGATATGCCTGGTATAAGCTTTAGCTTTACCGTGGCTGAGCCAATCCGAGATATCATTCAACCTCCCGCACCCATTAGTATTGAGAAATTCTGTGAGCTCTATTCGCTTTTCAGAGAAACGCAGAATAGACTTTCTCAGAATTCCTTGCACAACTGGTCTACGGTTCGTCCGAATCCTCCTGCTGAGCGGGGTATTGTTACCCCCTCCCAGGTCCGATTCTGGAAACGATGGTCGAAAGTGCTTCAAGGGTCTACCTCTTTTCCAAAAGTAGATCCGCGAGCATAGTTATATTCTGGAAGGGACCTTTGTTAGGTCCCCCGTGCCGGACACGAACTTTCGCTACTGTGGCAACCCATTAATTTGGGACACTTGCCACGCAACTAATCATATCGCATCTGAGCGACGTCTCTCTTCTG